ATAGCCGTGCTTCTTCTTCCTGTGGTATTAGCATCTAGAGCATTTGCACCTACTGCCACGTTATCATTACCAGTTGTGTTAGCAGTTAAAGCCTCATTACCAATGGCAGTATTGTTACTGGCTGTTGTGTTTGCTGTTAATGCTGCGTAACCAACAGCTACGTTGTTTGATGCTGTTGTATTTGCTTGTAAAGTACCAGTACCTAAAGCTGTGTTAAATCCTCCAGTAGTTATGTTTTGACCAGCAGAATAACCTATACCAGTGTTATAACTACCTGTTGTAGCTTTTTCTAAAGATTTCCAACCAAATCCTGAGTTTCCTGTAGCGGTAGTCGCAGTCTCTAAACTTTGAGAACCCATAGCAGTATTTAATGTTCCAGTTGTGCAAGCATTTAAAGCTACATAACCAACAGCAGTGTTATCGTAAGCTGTAGTAGCTGCTGATAAAGAACCACTACCCATAGCGGTGTTTTGATATCCAGTAGTATTAGCATCTAAACAGTTTCGACCAACAGCTGAGTTATTAGTTCCAGTTGTGTTTGCTCCTAAAGCAGCCTTACCAACTCCTGTATTGTTATCTGCAGTAGTATTTGCATCAAGTGCATTAGTACCCACCGCCACGTTGTCTGCTCCAGTTGTGTTTGCTCCTAAAGCAGCATAACCAAGACCAGTATTATTTGATCCAGTTGAGTTTGTGGCTAAGACACTACGACCTACAGCCGTATTGTAACTTGCAGTGGTATTAGCATGTAAAGCATCTGCTCCTAGAGCTGTATTATCTGCACCTGTTGTGTTTGTAGTTAAAGAATTATATCCGATGGCAGTATTCGCATTTGCCGTTGTATTAGCATCCAAGGCATTAGCTCCTACAGCAGTATTTTGCGTTCCAGTTGTGTTTGCTGTTAAACTGTTATATCCAAGTGCGGTATTATTACTAGCCGTGGTATTAGCATCTAAAGCATAAGTTCCAACAGCTACGTTTGAAGTTCCAGTTGTGTTTACTTGTAATCCACCATAACCTACAGCAGTATTGTTGCTTGCTGTTTCACTTACATTTAAAGCAGCAAAACCAATACCAGTATTGTTTGAACCTGTAGTATTACTTGCAAGAGCATTACTACCCATACCAACATTATAATTTCCTGTTGTGTTAGCATCTAAATTTCCAAAACCTACAGCTACATTTGATTGACCAGTTGTATTAAGCTGAAGAGAGCCTTTACCCACAGCAGTGTTATTTACACCAGAAGTGTTTGTTGTTAGAGATTCTTTACCAATCGCGGTATTATTTCCACCGCTAACAGAAGCATCTAAGGCACTTTCTCCAAGAACAGTGTTACCAGCAACAGAGTTTGCACCTTTACCTACAGTTATAGAGTTTATTGTCGCATCAGCACTAGAAGTTAACGAACCATCTAATCCTCTTAATGTAATCCAAGCATCATTAGCGCTATTTCTTATTTTTAATAAAGCATTTGAAGTATCAGCCCAAAACATATATGCAGCAGTGGTACTGGGAGCAGAACCAGAACTGTTATTTGTTAATATCGCTTGCAGTACATTATTTAAATCAGTTCGGACATTAGCTCCAGTGGAGTTATCTATAACATAATCGTGAGTAGCCATTACCTAATCCAATTTTTTATTTAAGTATATCTTAATTCAATACTAACTACCACGTCCAAATCCAGTAGCAGCATATTTGAAATTTCTATTAACAAAACTAGAACCATTCTTTATATCAATGGTAAACCCCGTTCCAGAAATACTGGACAAGGCAAAGAAATCTCCCGATTCTGCATTTTCTATCGTAATTCCAATATTAGGCAAGAAAGCAGAAGTAGATCCTCCAAGTTCAGATGTTCCTGTAAAGAAAGCGTGTTGAAACGTAACTGCTTTGCTTGACGTTCCAGATGCTATTGCAGTATTTACAGTTTCAGTTCTACTGTCAAGTTCTGCTGTATATCCTAGTTGGTCTATTTCGATAGATTGTGCAGGGTCATCTGAATCCATTTCACATCTAAATCTAAATCCTCGACCAATAAATGTTCCGTTGGCAAGTGTATTAAACTTAGTAAATCCTGCTCCGATATTGCAGTTGCTACTTGATATTGTTGCACTGGAAGATGCTGTAACAGTAAAAGTACTGCTACTTGGAGCAGATTGAACTTCAAAATATCCATCAGTTGCACCACCACTTGTAAAATCAATATCGACAAAAGTACCAATACTAAATCCATGACTAGATTTTGTTACTGTTATTGTAGTTCCAGATTGTGTATAAGTTGCTGAATTAGATGTAGCTGGATCACTGTCAGTAGTTGCTACCAGTAGTTTTGCATTGACATCAAAGGCAGTAGCACCATCAAAATCTGTCCAAGTATCAATATTTGCAGTTCTTTTATCAATCAAATCATTAGGATAGAAACCCTGCGTAACAAAATGACGTTTTAATCTTAATGGTTGCTTACCCCCAAGATCCAGCTTGGAAGCAAAGTCATAATGACCACCTGTAATATCTACAGCACCTAAGAAATCAAAGTCAGAAATAGCATCGAAATCTGCAACTCCATCTAATAGATCAAGCGATCCAAGAACAAGTCCGTTTACATCATCAGAAAAGAAGCAATCAACTTTATCTCCAGCAAAAGGTGTTGCATCAGTATCTTCTCTATCTGCTAATACAAGTAATTTAGGTACAGGATCAGGAGTTGTTACAACAACAGAAGTCTCTCCAGAACTTAGTCTGCCACCATCATCTCTAAATTTAAGAATATACTCGCCATCAACTGCTGGTACTAATGTCTCAGATACGTTTCCTGGTAGGGCAGGAATAATATCAACAGAATTAGTAAATGTACCCGTTCCATCTGTAAGATTACTATGGCGAACAACCACGTTTCCACCATGTGTAACATCAATATCTGTAGCCTTATCAAAACGTAGTCGTATAAACTGATCTGAAACTGGTTCGACTAATAAACCCGTAACATCCTGCGGTACTGCTGTCTTACCAACAGCTTCAAAAGTTAAATTAGTAGAAGTTGCCGATAGTTGATCTAAGACATTGTATGAGAATACTTGGATCGTATAAGTTCCTTTTCTACTGTTCATTATTTCAAAATCAGGTCTTGAAACCTTCTCACTTATAAAGTTTTCATCTTCAAATCTGTAGTTAACCTGATACTGCACAACACCGACAATAGGTTGCCAACTAATGACGATCTTTGATACAGCTTGATTATTTATAGGGAATATTCTTTCTACAGCATTTAAAGCAGAAGGAGGTTCAGTAAGTGAATTTAATTTAGATACAGTTCTTGCTGTTAATGCTTCGCCATCTTCAATAAACGCATACTTACCTTCAACATAAGACAATGCCGTAATTGAATAATTAATGCCATCTTGTTCTTCTACTGTAATTACTCTGAATAATTGAGATTGAGTAGTTACGTTAGATATAAGAAAGTTTGCATTTACATTAGGAGTCTGAGAAAAAGCAGAGCTTACAGTAATAGTTCCACCTGAGACAGATGAGATTGCCTTACTTTCAAATGATCCATCGGGTAAAATTACAGCTAATGTTGCATCTCCAACAGGATTACCACTGGCATCTAAGGCTAAATCAGTCGCAGAAGTATCATCAACAGTAACAACAGTAGTAGAAGTGACAGCAGATAATCTTCCACCTCTTCTCATTCCTGCTCTTACTGGATCTTGGATTTCAATAATCGCACCAGGTCTTACAACTACACCAGAGTCAATAGATGAATTGAAAGCAACAACTTCTGATTCATTTTGTTCTGCAAATAATATTGCTTTACCTAATCTTCTAGCCTGACCTCTTGAAGTACAGGCAAATGCTTTTACCTGTTTTACAACAGTACCAATTTTAGATATTGCAGTTGCATCTTCAACAACTTCAAAGTCAACTTCCTGACTATCCATGTTGAAGTAAGACACAGATACAACACTATGTCTTGTTTTCAAGCTACTACCAGAATATGAAAAACCCTCTGAAGTTACATTAGATAAATTAAATAAATAACTGGGATCTGTAGGTTTATCTTGTGTAATTGTTATTGTTCCAGCAGACCATATAGGCATACATCTCATCACACCAGCTAAATCATTTATTAATTCAAATGCTTCTTTAGGACTTTGAATATTTACATTGCAACTAAATCTAGCTTCCTGTCCTCCAGCACCATCATCTACAAGAGTATTGGCAAACTTACTGGCATTCACAAAACTAAAAAGATCAAGAGAACTATCTGTTATATGATCTCCAAATCCGTACCTTGAAGTCGTGAGAAGGTCGAGTAACACCATCGCAGGGCATGAAGTCCATACAGCAGCACCCATAACTCCATTAAAAATATAACCATCAGGATAGATAATACGACCAGTGTTACTATCGACAGTAGGAGTACCAGAACTAGATGCACCTGCTCCTGGAATCCTTACTTTTATTCCTCTGATTCTAAATTTACGAGCAGGAATAGAACTAAACTGCATCGAATCTAGTCTTATCGAACTATATGCACTATTTAGATAAGTAGAAGCATCATCAATAATTTCTCCAAAACTTGTCCACTGGAAAGCATCTCGTAAATTAGTATCTGTACTATCTGCTGTAACTCTGCTAACTCTTATATCAACAGGAAACGATCCAGTGATATTTACACGATAATCTTTCTGGTACGCATCTCCACTTCTACCTCTAATCGTGTCAGTAATAAGATCAGTAAAACCACCAGAATTATATTGAACAGCTATTTTAAGCTGAACAGAAGAACCTAATAAATCTCCATTATCAGTAGCTTTCTGTAGTTGTGGAAATGTAATTGATACTTTTACAGCATCAACATTTGTATTTGTTATCTGACGAGTAACAGGAGTACTTGCAGTAACCTCTACACCAACACTTGTTGTTGATACACTACTTTCAATTCCAGGTATTTTTGTTTGATCTCCAGTACCAAATCGAGGAGTAAACTTTACGTCTTGAAAGTTAAAATCAACAGTTTGAGGATCTGTAGAATCTGCTGTTGATCTTAATACTGGAGTGTCATTAAGAAAAACATCTTTTAATGCAGCATTATTATATGCAGTTGTACCTTTTGTCCTACCTTCTTTTGATGCTGTTGCAAAACCCTCTATCTCTCCTTCTGAAACAAGATCAAGAAAAGTTGCAAACTGTCTACTATGAAGAGTATCAGGTTCTCTAGTAGGTTGCGGAGGAGATGGAGGTGGATCATTACCTTTTGCACCTCTGATAAGATGTTTCTTTTCAATCATGCTTGTACCTGTTCAGTATCAATACTTCCACTTATTACAACACTACCAGTAAATATCTCTCCGTAAACTAAAGGAACAGGAGTTCCTGCTCTTCCTGTCTGCTGCGTTCCACCAAAACTGAATGATAATCTAGGATTTTCTTCTGATTCAAAATCAGGGGGTTTAGGCAAGGGAAATAACATTTCACTGACACCTGATAATACTAGATATGCTCCAACATAACTAAGTGATTTTGATAAAAAAGCTGATTTAAAAATACCTTTTGCAGCTTCTCCACCAAAAGTAAATGCTCCATCAGCAAAACCG